ATGGACCACAAAAGAACAGATGGGACCTGGAGAGTTTCATACCGCCTTTATCATGGCAAAATCCTGCATATTCCCACAACTCACTACGTTGGATCAGAAAGTATCAATAAGGATACGGAGGAAATTAAAGAGGAATTCATAACGAATTACATCTCCGAAGAGATTCGTACTTTACGGAAAAAAATAAGTCAACTTGGGAGGAAGATCGACCTGATGACCTGTGAGAAATTAAGGGAATACCTTGTTGAAACTGACAAAACAATGGATTTCTTTAAGTTTTCGACCCTTTACCTGGGTAAAATTGTCGACAAAAAGAGCGATAGTTCCAAGGTAACATACAAAGCTGTGATCAATAACCTTAAACTATACCACAGATCAGAGGTGCTTTCTCCCTTAGATATCACGGAGCATTTTGTTGCCGAGTTTGAATATTTCCTATTGTATGAAAAGAGCAAGCCTGTCAAGCCATCGACCATTAACATCTACATCCAATTATTCAAGAAGATGTTCAAGGAGATGAAGAAGAAATTCAACAACGCTGCGATCGGTGATATAAAGATACCGCATGATCCATTTGAAAGCTGGGAGAGACTAAAGAAGGGCAGAGTAAGGAGCAAAGACCTTAATCTGGAAATTATACGGAAGATAAGGGATATGGATACCAAGATCAACAAAACGGACAAAGCCATAGGCAGAGATTGCTTCATGCTCATATTCATGATGCTTGGCATGAACCTAAAGGACATTTGGGATAACATATTGAAGATTACACCGGAATCGACCAGGCTTGATTACAATCGATCCAAAACCCAAGGCAGGAGGGTAGACGAAGCGTTTATAAGTGTTTCGATACCTAATGAAGCAAGGCCATACATAAAGCGGATACAGGACTTCCTGATAAGAAAGAAGTACAAGAATTACAATTCGTTCTATCATGCCGTAAAATGTAAGTTGGTGGTTATTGGGGGTGAATTAGGGATAGATAGTTTGGGTACTTATCATGCAAGGCACTCTTTCTCCAACATTGCGGTTAACGATCTCGGGGTAGACTATTATCACATGTCATTAGCATTAAACCATATCGATGGCTTGAATAATTCAACCAGGCATTACATCAAGCCCAATTGGACATTCATAGATAATGTTCAGAATAAGGTCATTAATTACCTATATCAAGATCAAGAGATCCAAAATAAGGTTAAAACTAACATTTTGAGTAATATTTTATTAAATCCTTTGAAATACTAAAATAATTAGTATATTCGTAGTGTTGAATCAGGTACATAATTTCTAGTTTTTTTTGCAGGACATATATTTTATACAACCGGGGCTGTAGTGATACATCCCTATCTTTTAAAGAAATTCATATTTTTCATATTTAGGTTTATAATTGGTTAGTTGAAATCCTTACATCTCCCAGGTGTAGGGATTTTTCTTTTTGCTATCATTTTTAGTATTTGTTTGGTAGCTAAATATTTTTAGCTTAGTTTTGTTATTATTTTTAGCAAATTTTAGCAAAGTGGCATTGACCGATAAACAACAACGATTCGTAGAGGAGTACATGGTAGATTTAAACGCTACCCAGGCCGCTATTCGTGCCGGTTATAGTCAAAATACTGCTCATTCAATAGGAGCTGAAAACCTTATAAAACCTGAAATCCAAGAAGCTATACAGAAACGCAAACAGGAGCTGTCAGATCAAACAGGTATAACAGCAGAGCGAGTGCTTAAAGAATATGCTAAGATCGCCTTTAGTGACATTAGAGAACTTTATACCCCTGACAATAATCTTTACGATATAAGACAATTGGATGATGAAACTGCAGGAGCGGTGATGTCGGTTGAAGTCGATGTAATGAGTGTGCAGGGAATGCCTGTAGGCGAAACTAAGAAAGTGAAGCTTTATAACAAGCTTACTGCATTGGAAGCCTTAGGAAAACATATTGGTTTGTTCGAAAAGGACAACAAACAGAAACAGGCGGAGGTACAGAACATTATCAATCTGGGAAGTGGTGTTAAGCCAAAGGAGGATGAATGATAAGGCTTTTACCAAAGCAGGAGAATGCGGTTTACTACCTCAACGATAAAGTTACGAATGAGGTCTTATATGGCGGTGCGGCAGGAGGTGGTAAATCGGCATTCGGATGTATGTGGCTTATACAGAATTGTCAAAAGTACCCTAAGTCACGATGGCTTATGGGGCGTTCTAAGCTAAAGACATTAAAGGAAACAACCTTAAATACGTTCTTTGATATCTGCGCACAATTGGGCGTTTCTGATCAGTTTCATTACAATCAACAGTCCGGAGTAATTACGCACCTTAACGGATCGGAGATAATTCTTAAGGACTTATTCCTGTATCCGTCGGATCCAAACTTTGATAGTTTAGGATCACTGGAGATAACCGGTGCTTTTATCGACGAATGCAATCAGATTGTTTTTAAGGCATGGCAGATCGTTAAATCACGTATTCGATATAAGCTAAAGGAATTCGGCCTAATACCCAAAATGCTAGGTAGCTGTAACCCTGCTAAAAATTGGACTTATTCTCAATTCTACCATCCATTCAGAAAGAAGGAATTAAAGCCATACAGGAAGTTTATTCAAGCGCTGCCAACGGATAACCCACACTTACCGGAAAGTTACTTAGAATCGCTTAGACAGCTTGACGAAAACAGTAAGCAAAGGCTTTACTATGGAAACTGGGAGTATGACGACGATCCGGCAGCATTGATAGATTTTAGAAAGCTACAGGACATCTTTACAAATGATTTCGCTCATGGTGGTTTGATGTATATAACTGCTGATATAGCGAGGTATGGAAGGGATAAGACTGTTATAGGTGTATGGTGTGGTTATAGGTTGATTAAAATAGTGGAATTTGGCAAAAACAGCATCACCGAAGCTGCCGATAAAATCAAAGAACTTGCTAAGGAATATGAAGTTCCTTTGTCGCATATAATTGTTGATGACGATGGTGTGGGTGGTGGAGTAGTCGACATTTTAAAATGTGAGGGTTTTGTTAACAATTCTCGACCGCTTGATAATCCAGAAACAATGGAGCAAGAAAATTACATGAACCTCAAGAGCCAAATGTACTATGCCTTAGCAAAATGCATCAATGAATCTAAAATATGGATTGATATTTCCGACGGAGGAATCCAGGATATAATTGTTCAGGAGTTAGAGCAAGTCAAGCAACATAACATGGATAAGGATGGTAAAAAGCAAGTATTACCAAAAGAAGTAGTAAAAGAACTGTTGGGTAGATCACCTGACTACGCAGATATGATAATGATGAGAATGTGGTTTGAGTATAGATTTAAATTCGAGTTTTATGTTCGATAAAGATAAAGTGATAGTATTTGGATTAAGACTGTTGCTCATGGCTTTGGTTAGTTATGGGCTTCATTCGTTTGTATTGGTCGATCTAAACGTATTTGATTGGTCTATCCTTGCTAGAATAACCTATTTAACCCTAACAGCAGTATTTATGGTATTAATCAATTTAAAGCAATCAAATGGCTAGTTTCGGGCAATACGTCAATAAGGCATTAGGTTTCAATCCCCAAAAGAGGGAATACGAGAACCAGTTAAATGCTATCCTATACGGTAACCTTATCAACTTCAAGGATGTGGTTTTCTACAACTACTGTAGGGAGGACTTTATCCTAAAAGGGTACAAATCCAATGCAGAGGTCTATTCCATCGTTAAGAAGATCGTGGATAAGCTTTCATTCGCTCCATTGTACCTATACGAGGAAAAGGAAGATAATAAAAGCTTAAGGTACAAAAGCTGTAAGAAGTCGGTGGATAAGGTTGAACACGCTAAATACAACATCTATCGAACTAAGGCACTCGATTTTGTCAATGACAACAACAACTTTTCAAAGCTGATCGAGCAACCAAACGAGCATCAGTCATGGAATGAGCTTATTGAACTGTTCCGCATATTCTACTTTGTACAGGGTGAAGCGTTCCTATATAGGGAAACGGCAGACGATAGCGATATCGCATTATCTATCCATGTATGTCCGGCTAACCTTATGGAGCCGGTATTCGGAGGAACGATAAACGATCCTATCACAGGTTGGAAGCTTAATCTATTGAACGGTCAGATACGAAAATTGGATGCGAAGGACGTTTTTCAATTGAAGATGGCAAATCCCGAATTTGATTCTATGGGTAGCCAACTTAGGGGAATGTCACCACTACAGGCAGGACAAAAGTATCTCCAGTTAGATGATACGGCAGTAAAGGCTTGGTTAAACAGTACGGTCAACGAGGGGGCAAAGGGATTGATCAGTCCTAACCATGCAGATCCTAAGTTATGGCTTACACCTAATCAGGTTGATAGCTTACAGAACAGCATCGAGGAAAAGATACATGGTGCGGAGAACAAAAACAAGATCGTTGCATCGGCTATGCCTATCCAATATACTGCCATCGGATTAAGCCCACAGGCATTGGCAATCGTTGATGGTCTTAAGTACTCCAATGTAAAGCTATGTGATTTATGGGGTGTTCCTCCGGTACTGTTCGATCCTAACCCTACCTATCAGAACATGAAGGAAGCAAAGGAAAGATTCGTTAACGAGGTTATCATTCCATATCTGAATAAAGAAGAAGAAGGACTTAACAGATGGCTTACAGAGCCTTTCAAACGTGCTGATAAGAAGAACTATGTATTGGATTATGACACGAGCGTTTACGATGAATTGAAGCTTGATTTAGAGGAAAGGAGAGCATTGAGTGAAATCTTATCCATCAATGAAATGCGAGTACTGGAAGGATGGGAAGAGATTGAGGACAGCGATGCAGCCAATCAGGTATTCATTGCATCGGGTAAAGTTCCTTTGAATGAATTTGATATGGGATTAACATTAAATGATGATTTAAATAAATAGATATGAGCAAATTAAGTGTAAACCTATCCTTTGAGGTGTTAAACGTTGAAATTATAGCAAACGTTAAGGTATGTGACGAAATAAAGCAAATAAATATTGCTACTATGTCATACGAAGATTTTGAAAAGAATTTCTGTTATGATGACGGCGATGAAATCAAGGAAAAGAAATCGTTGAAGGAATTAGTTGATGATAAAGTGTCTAAACAAAGCGTTGTTGAATTTAAGGCGCAATCCAGTCCTATAAATTTAGATATGGTTAAAGATAGATCAGCACGAATACAATAAATAAATGAACCCAAAACTACAACTAAGAAGATACGCAAGAGCAGAGGACAGAAAGCTTAAGGCATACGAGAAGAAGTATGCAAAATCAATCCTACGTGTCCTTAACCACCAACTTGATGAAGCAATCCGAAACCTTCAATCAGGGGCTATCTTCTTAGATGTAAGTATGAACGATGTACTATCCAATCTCTACAAAGAAGTGGGGGTAGAAATCGCCAATAGTCAGTATGATGCCCTAACATCATTCAAGACCAAAGCAAATGAATTCTTCTTAAACACCTGGTTAGACTTCATGACCAATTATATCCTATCCTCAATGGCAGGTAGGGTGACAGGTATCAATGACACTACCCGAAAGAAGATTCAGGAAACAATAGCTATCGGTTTTAACTTAGGTCTGGAAGCAGAACAGATAGCGCAGTTCTTAAGAGAGCGTATCGGACAGTTCAACGTTTACCGTTCCATTATGATAGCCCGTACCGAAATAGCAGAAGCAGCCAACATCGCCAAAGATAGAAGCTCGGAAGATTGGGAAAGGGAAACCGGAGAGAATCTATATAAGGTATGGATCAAAAGAGCAGCTAAAGAGCCAAGAACATTCCACCAAGAACAAGACAACGGAAAAGCTATCCCAAAATCCGATTATTTCCAAGTAAGAAACCCAAAAACAGGTGGTGTAGACTTAATGATGCGTCCACACGATCCAAATGGTGGGGCTATTCAGAACGTGCAATGCTCATGCGTTGTAGTGTACGTTTCTGAGAGCTACGCCCGTAGATTAAACTCCCAAAAGTAATATTTGCTAAAAGTTTAGCATAAAATAGCTAAAAATATTAATCTAAATTTGTTTTGTATTGCTAAAAGATTTAGCTTTGTTGCTAAAGTTATTAGTATGAGTGAATTGGTATACAAAAATGCTTCTGTTCCTTTTAAGGATATGGATGACCAAACAGGGTTCCTGATTGGTTATGCCAATATTTATTCCATTAAAGACTTAGTAGGGGATATCTCAAATCCTGCATCTTTTGTGAAAACAGTTTCCGAAAGAAAAGCTAAAATCAAAATCTATAAAAACCACGACAATAATTTATTGGTAGGAGTTCCAAAGGAACTTAACCCATATGATTCAGTAGGGCTTCATTTAACTGCAAAAATGTTAATGGATACCTCATTAGGTAGAGATACTTATTTTGAATCTAAGTTTTTGGTTGAGAATGGGTTTGAAAGCGGGTTCTCTATTGGCGGTTACGTTGTAAAGCGCAATCCTAAGCAAAGAGCAGAGGTTATGGAGTATAAACTTGATGAAGTTTCCGTACTGACCAAAGAACAGGCTAATCAGGGTTCTATGGTTCAGATTGTGAAGTCTATCCAAGATCAAGAAGAAATTACCCAAGAAGCATTCTGGAATATCATCACCAAAGCATACGACAATCACAAATTCAGTGATAACGTACTAAAATCATTAGAACAGTTTTTGAAAATGTCACTCGAAAATCAGGAGCCGAGCGATAGCCCAATCGAAACCACTCCGCAATCAGAGCCGACTAGTATTATAAAATCAATTTATTCAAATTTTTTACCATAAGATCATGGCAGAATTAACAGAAGAAGAAGTAAAAAAGGCGGCACAGGAGAATATCGAAAAGATTGCAAAGGATGCTGCAGAGAAAACGGCAGAAGAAAAAGCGAATGAAGCCGTAGAGAAGTCCTTAAAGGACAAAGGTTTCGTAACCAAAGAAGATGCTGAAAAATCTGCGGAAGAAGCTGTAAAAAAGGCTTTGGATGCTAAAACAGCAGAAGATAATAAACGTTTCGACACATTGTCGGCACAGATCAAGAAAGCGTCACAGATTGAACCAGTGGAGAAAGTAAACAAATCGTTCAACGAATATTTAGCGGAAGCTATCGAGGAAAACAAAGAAGCTATCCAAAACTTTAAAAAGGGTAGTCCAGAATTGACCATCGCCATGAAAGCAGTAGGTGATATGTCAATCGCCAACAACTTCCCTAATGCTACTCCATTTGTACAGGATGTGAGAACAGGTTTGATTACTGTTCCTCAAAACCGTGTTTGGTTATCTGATATCATCCCTGGAGGAAGTTCTACAGGTAACTCAATCCTTTATCCAAAAGAAAATGGCGGTGAGGGTGCAGTAGGTTTATGGACTAATCCAGCTGTTGACAAACCACAGGTTGATTACGATTTGACAAGCCAATCCGCATTCTTCAAATGGATCGCAGGGTATGTTATCATCGAGCGTGAAATGTTGGATGATATCGCATGGTTACAGTCGTACTTACAATCGAAGTTGCTTATTTCCTACAAGACAGCGGAAAACAATTTCATCTTAAACGGTTCTACAGACACAAACCCTGTTACAGGTATGTTGACTGCGGCAACTGCTTATAATGGAACGTTTACCAATGCTGTTGACCGTGTGATCGATGCAGGATGGGGGCAAATCGTTGAGACTACTCACGAATTCTATAATCCTACTCATACAATCCTTAATCCTCGTGCAGCTGTTAGCTTAGGCTTAAACAAAGCAACCGGTTCTGGAGAGTACGATCTACCTAATGGATCAGTAGCATTCAGTAACGGTAAATTATCTGTTGGTGGTTTAGATGTTGTTACTACAACTGGATTGCCTGCAACTGACTTCTTAACATTCGATAGAAACGCTTTAGCTTACGTAACCCGTATGGCTCCAGAGTTGAGAATGTTCGAAGATGCTGCATTGGCAAAACGTAACAAAATCATGTTCCGTATCGAAGGTCGTGCAACATTGGCAATCTTCAACAACAATGCATTGGTAACTGGTCCTTTAGTTGATCCTACACCATAATCAATAAGGCTGTTTAGTTAGTTTAAATATAGTTTTAGGTAGTCAGGGTGGGGAAACCCACCCTTTCTTTAAACACTAAGAAATGGAAATCAAGCGTAAAGTCAAGTTTTTAAAAGACCATGTAAACGGCATCAAAAAAGGTGACGTGAGCGACTTTAACGAAGCAAGGGCGAATTACCTTGTAAGAACGGGAGTAGCTGAATACGTGGAGGAAAACGAGCCTAAACAAGCTGTAAAGCAGACCAAAGGCAAGTTAAAAACAACTAAGTCCGAACCCTGTAAAACCTGTTAATCATGGCTAATCCAATACTAGACGATGTTAAGACACACATGAACCTTGATGGTATCGATGATTTCGATGCGCTATTGTCAAGGTTATTGGTAGGAGCGATTGCACGTGCTGAAAACATCACGGGCAGGAACTTTACCAATATAGCCGATTTGGAGACGTACGAGGTAATGAATCCAGAGATATACAAGGCTGTTTTAATGGACGTAGCAACGGGATTCGATTCAAGACAGGATAACAGCGAGGGGATGGATAACGAAGCTGTAAACGCTTCAATCTACACTTATAGACAATATTCTAAAAGACCAATATTCTAATGCGGTTCGGTAGTTACGATCAAAAGATTCAGTTTGTGCGGTTCGGTTCGGAATCCGATGGAGCAGGGGGTACTAATCCTGTTGAGATCGTTGAACTGACCACCTTTGCACAGGTCAATCAATTGAAGGTAAGGGCAGACCTGGAGCAATCACAGATGCAGTTGCCGGAAACATATCGTGTTAGGATGATGGTAAGGAGTGGGTTCAATCCTACTGTAAAGAATACGGTAAAATGGAGAGGTGGATATTTTGAGATTAACACATCCCCTCAAGTGGAAAGCGTAAGGCTTAAAAAGGAATGGATCTTTGATATAGTTAGGAGCAACAATGGCTAAGGGTGCAATCATCAATACGATTGGGAAGGATTTGGAAAAGTATCGGAATGATATTGTAAAGAAGGCTAAAGATCTTGTTGGTGAGTATGCTTCAGAATTAGAGGACAAAGCAACAAGAGGTGCCCCAAATTTTATAAGGATTCAAAAGGAAGCTTTTAACGGTGGTCTTAAAGCTGAGGTTGGACCAGAAGGTAATGATCCGTTAGCGGCTTATATTGAATTCGGAACGGGATTAAGTGCAAAAGAAATATTGGCTCCTTACCCTCAGTGGATTAAAGATATAGCTTGGAAATACAAAAGACCTGAAGACGGCACATTAAAAGGAAAGCCTTATCTGTACAATAACTATTTGGCTCTTATGCCTGGATATCAAAAAAGGTTCAAAGAGTTGGTAGATAAAAAATACAAATCATAATGGATGTATCAGAAGCAGTTAGAAGAGCTCATTTTGCAGCATTAACACCACTCATTGTAGAAGGTGTGACTATTCCTGTATTTGATGAAGTAGTTAATCCTGATGAAATTATACCAACGTTAAATGGGGCATCTGTATATGTTATTATTCAAGATCAGCAGGAAGTAGAGGGTATTCAAAATTTCTGTGGTTATCGGCAAAACTGTTCAATTACTCATAGGGTTGTGTCCAAGTTTGCTACGAATAAATCAATAGGCAAAAAGGTAGCTGAAAAGCTCTCTGATATTATCCAATCAAAGATCAAGCCAACAGGTAAAACGCATTCATTAGTTAACGCTAACGGATATACATTTCAAAGTGTAAATAAAGAATTAAGCAGAACCATATTTGAAGAAGCTAACGGAACAACAGCAATTAGCAAAGTAATCATTTACAATAACATAGTAAATCAATAAAAGATGGCAGGAGAAGTTTATATCAAGGGCGATGTTGGTACTCTAGCATATTGGGATGGTGACGCATACAAACCAGTAGTTTGTTTGACATCATCTTCTCATGAATTGACCATGAATACCGTAGAGAAGGTAAACATGTGTAATGCAGGAAGGACTATTCAGAGTGCGCAATCTATTTCGGAAAGCGTACAGATCGAAGGGGAAGTAATCGACACAACTGCAGTTGGGGGAGTTTCTCCAGGTGTAACGGTTGGGGAATTGAAAGCGTTGGCACGTGCGCAAGTATCGGGCGGTTCAGATAGCTTTAGGTTGAACAGAGGTCCAGAAGGGTACATTTATTTTGATGCCCTTTTATCCAATGTTTCCGACAACTACCAAGCAGGGGAAGATGCAACATTCAGTGCTACATTAACGATCACAAACGATCCATCGGACACCGATCCCAATGTGACACCATAACTCTTTAATCAATGGAAAAACTAAAGATAGCAGTAAACGAAAGTAAATCGATCGAGCTTCATTTCGGAAGTTGGGTCATGGGGCAGTTGGCAAAACAAGGATGGGGCTATGACCTTTCCGGGGTTCTTACCAAGATCGCATCCAATCCATTTGAGAGCATGGCAACATTGCTACACTTGGGATTGTGCAGCGCACAGAAGAAATCGCAGTCACTTAATGAGCTTAGCCTTGATGATGCCTATGACATATTGGATGAAATAGGCAAGAATAGCGAAGATGAAGCCATGAAGATCCGGGATGCTTTCCTGTTGTCCGCATTCGGTGAAAAGGTGCTTGATGCGCTTAAGAACCTGAATGAAGATGAACTGGAGAAAAGCGAGGAAGCGTCCAAAAAAAAAGTGGTGAAGATGAAATCCAAGTAGATTGGGAAACTGATTGTGTAGCCTTTGCGGTGGGCGAGTTGGGTTTAAGGCTACACGATTTTTATGACATGTCTTGGTATGAGTTTACCCTAAAACGATTTGCTTATTTCCGGCAACGCAATCATAAAGAGAAGGAGACATGGTACAATACCCGTTTCTTGGCGCACCGGATAGCCATTTCACATCATTCAAAGCCAAATCCATCTTGGTTCACTGAAAACGGATTAGAGAAGTTCTTACCTATCGATTCCGACAGGACAAAAGTTAGGGTGTCGCAAGCAAACAGGGAAAACCATTTAAGAGAGTACGAGGAATATTTACGACAAAAGAATAGCAAGAAATGAGTTTTGTAGCTACCATAGAAGCGGACATCAATAAATGGACCCCCAACTTAGATAAAGCTGGTAAAGACGTTAATAATTTTGCTAGTAAAGTTTCGGGGAACTTAAAGAACGTATCAAATTTATTTGAAAAAATAAATGGTACTTCTATTGGGGGGCTTCAAAACAGACTTGCTCAATTAAAGTTAAATTTAGAGAATGCGACAGACATTCAAAGTATATCTAAGTACAACATACGAATAAGGAATACTCAAGATGAAATTGAGCGTTTAAAAAACTTAGGCCTTCAAACATCGAATTCTTTAAAAAATATTGGGTCATCATCTGTAACTAAAGGTATTGATCAATACAGTAGGTCCTTAAGGGGTAGCAATACTGTTGCTATGGAATTCAACCGGATCATTCAAGATGCTCCCTTTGGAATGATGGGTATTTCAAACAACTTAACCCAATTGACCGATAACTATAAGACCTATGCACAATCGGTAAGACAGGCAGCCTTGGAGCAGGGCAAATCAATCAGTAATTTCCAGATATTCAAAGGGGCAGTAGCAGGTATATTAAGTCCTATCAATCTATTCAGTTTGGGTATTTCTGCTGTTACCTCTGGACTGATCCTATACCAACAATGGCAACAGAGGGCTAAAAAAGCTACCAAAGAAACGTCTGATAAATTCAAGGAACTTGCCGAGAATCTAAATAATATTAGCGCAACTATGTATAAGGCTGCGCAATCATCAGGCAATGAGGTCGCTCAATTGAATGCTCTGTATAAAATAACCACGAATGTAAACCAAAGTACAACCGCCCGTAAAAAGGCCGCTAAAGAGTTAATAGACCAATACCCTGCTTTGTTTGGAAAGTTCAGCCAGGAACAGGTGATGTTGGGTAGAGCTAAAACTGCTTATGACGAGGTTAGCAAGTCGATTATTGCAACGGCAAGAGCACAGGCTGCATATGGACGTATTGGTGAAAAGGCTTCACAACAATTAGCGATTGATGAAACCAATAGAAGCCTACAGAAAGAAATTTCCCTGCTTGATGTTGCGATTAAACGTCAAGAAAGTTTAACGACCGCAGGTCAAAGTGTAGGTGCGGCTGCTGAAGCTGTAGAATCGGGAAATGTAAGAAAGTTGAATGATCTATATGAACAAAGATCAAATATATTAAATCAGGTAACCGGGAACTTGCTCGATAGGGCAAAGATCCAGGAGGATATTAATCAACTTGAAGGATTTGCCGTTACGAATCAGGCAAAAACTATCGCTACAACCGAAAAGGCGGAGAAGAAAACAAAGGATTACACCGATTCAATTGCTAAGCTGATGGCAGAGCTTAATGGTGGAGCATTAAGCGAGTATGATAGACGTATTTACGAGATAAACATCAAATACGAGGGTATATTTGAAACCATCAAGAAGATTGGGACTACCTCAAGACAGCAGGATGCCTTCGGGTTGGCAACGCAGGCAAAACGATTCGAGATCTTAAGGGCGCAAGCAGAAAGGTTTGTCGAGACAACGGCTAACCTGAAAGCTATAAACGTTGGTGGTTTATCAAACCCAGATGTTAATATTCCTATAACTTTAAACCCTACCCTTGCAAACGGCGCTTATGAGAAAGTAACATCAGATCTGGAATTAGGGACTGAATCCTTAGTTGATAGAGTTAATAGCGTTCTTTCTTCGGGAATATCAAATGGGCTTACGGGCATGTTTAATAACATAGGGGAAGCAATGGCTACAGGAGGAAATGTTATGCAAGCAATAGGGGATTCATTAGTTAGTGGTTTGTCTAATCTTGCCAAGCAAATAGGAGAACAGATGATAGCCTTTGGGGTAGCAGGGATAGCGTTAAAGAAATTAGCAATGAATCCATTTCTTGCAATAGCAGCAGGGGCTGCATTGGTTGCGTTAGGGTCATTTGCTTCATCTTCGGTAGGTAGGCAAACAGCCAACTTCAATGGGACGAATACATCAAGTTATGGAAGTTCTGTAAATACTTCATCAGGGGCATTCCCCCGTGGAGCTTACTACAACAATGACAAACAGGAAGTAGAATTCAAGATCCGTGGCAATGATCTGGTTGGAGCAATGAAAACTAATAACAACAGGAACAAAAGATTGGGATAGTGGCATACAATACCAAGTACATATTAAACTATTGCAACCGGCATGGCAAGGGATTGAGGATAGAACTTCAATTGTGGGACTATGTTGGCGAAGCATTTATCCTGGTTAACGAGGATCAGTATCTGTTGGATCAGGATGGGGCATACCTTTCCACCAACATCGATGGCAATTATGATCCGCAAAGGGATAAGAATGCGATAGTGGGTGGTCCCAATCCATTTACATTGACCTACAAGAACGATATAGGGGAGAAAGGCGGGGCGATCAGGGCAACCAATGCCGATATGCAATTCTATGAAGATATCCTATTCAACATAGATGACCTGGCAACCTCGGATGAAACGCAGATACGTGCTGTATTCTATATGGATGACCAGATTGAATGGATAGGGTTCGTTACACCGGACTTCTTTAACGTTAAGATCGAGGAAAACCCGCTGATCACCCTCACTGCTTCGGATAGGATCGGGATTCTTAAGGATGTGGAATATTCGGTAGCATCGGACATAACGCAGAATGTTAGGATTATTGATATTGTATCAAATATCCTTAAGCAAACAGGTCTATCGCTTGATATCAACATCGTATGCGGAATGTACTGTGATCAATTTGAATTATTCTCCGGTGATGAGGAATTCGAATCATTCGAGTACAACAATCCATTCTATGATTCATGGGTGAATGAATATAGGTTCGTGACCAATATCGAAACGATGGAGACATTGAATTGCTATGATATCCTGCAGGCGATATCCAATCAGTTCAACTGTTTGGTTACTCAATATAAAGGGGCATGGTGGATTATCAATAAGTATGATCTAGAACAGGGTAAAGGGATTAGGTTCAATTACAACTCTGCAGGCGAATATCAATCTATAGAAAGAATCTCATTCCGGGAGGAATATTTCAATCTGATCGATTCGGGGAGTGAAAGGACAATTATACCTGCAGGGGCTAAGAATACCTATGTACTTGATAATGGTCCCGAAATGATTTATCCTCTAAATGCGTCATTGAATTCCGATACTGTGTTGATTTCTGATATAAGATATTGGTGGGGCAGGTTTTCAAGCTCATCTATTAACACGTTCGATATTCCGTCTGAATATAATTCGAATGGATCTATCAAGGAAAGTTATGAGAATGAGGTAAAAGAATTGCTGATTAATGAAGGTGTCATTACCACATTGGCAAACGATTCGACAAACTTTACCCCCGTGCCTTCCACTATTCCCGGAACGTCATACATCTTGGAATCGAATAAATTCAAGGTTGTGACCATGGATAAGCGTAAATCATCATTCAAACTAAATGTTAAGGGGACAGGCAAGCCCTTAACCGCATTGATGATCGGAATGTTTATGGAGATTGAAAAATCGGGGGAGCCTGGGGTAAAATACCATTTCAGTCTGGTAAATGAAATTTCAAGTGACGGCAAATCCTTTTCCGGCAACAATGTTTTCGTAAGAGTAGATAACATCAATTCCGCATCTAATATTCCTGTTTACCCATTTGGGTTTGAGAATAAATACAACTCATTAAACATTGCAGTGGATCAAGATTGGAATATTGAAATGCATATTGCTGCAGGTCAAATGCAAACCTATGATATTAGCACAGCCAATTTCTTCTTCCGGATTTATCCTAATGCAGCATATAAGAAAAACGATTACAATCAGGATCTAACAGAGGTACACAACATCCTTAAGTCGGTTTCCGTAACATTTCTGAATGATAACCAGACGCCAAAGGGAACTGTTTTCCAGAGCAGATTAACCGGACAGTTCACCAAACCAACGGATGAACGAAATGTGATGTTCGGGGATTATCAGACAGTAGGTCAGAACGGGTTCTTTTACAAATATCGGGAGGATAGCTTAAGTATTATGTATAACCACGCAGGGCAGATGCTTAGGACTTGGTTCACTCCATATGACAGCGAAAGAAACCCTTTATTGATCCATTCACTTAGGCAATTGACCTACTCCTACGGCAGGGCGCATGACGAACTTAAGATAGGGTTTGATATGGATAGGATCGATCCATTTGCACACTATGCGGTAAGATGCTTTAGTGATCGGTACATACAGGTCAATCCAGAGGATGACTATTTACAGGAGAAGAACAGCAGATACATAACAACAACGATCGGCAAATACCTAAACAGCAAAAGATTCGTATTTGTCGAAGGAAAGATTGACTACCTAAGGAGCCACTTTGAGGGTGTGCTTGCTCAAATTAGAACTAACGAGGTTGAACGGCAGGAGTTTATATACTCCTATTTTGAACAGGGGGATATTAGTTAAATGAGTATAGAGAATGGCTACAGTTAAATTTTGGCAGGAAATGGCGAAAGCGTCCACCGTAAATGGAGTGGACAAAATGATGTTGGGCAAGAACGAAACAGGGGAAACGCTGTATATCGACTTTGACCAAGCAAAGGAGTATTTAGAGATAACAGGAGAGCTTATTGACCCAGTTTCACCTGGGACACTTGCAGATCCGGCAAATTTACCTCCAGCTCCTGCGGGACAAAAACGAAAGTTTGAACCTGAACCGGGTTATTATACCGATGGAACAACTACTTTCAATGTAGATTCTACAAAAAGATATTATTTCTATTGGAACGGCACTACCTGGTCCCTTAAGGACATGGGGGCTTTGCCGACGGAATCGAAGGCGCAGGTCATCGAGGTGGGGAATCAGTTAGCTCCTACGAGTGATGCAGTGGCTAAAGAGGACTACCTGAATAAATCCAAGGTAAAGGTTGAGGTAATTTCAGTCAACAAGTTCAATAAGAACACGGCCATTAAGGGCAAGTATTTGAGCAACGACCAGATAATTACAACCAATCCGAACACATATATTTCTGCTGACATTAGTGTCGTTGGTAATGCGTCCAAGAAACTTACAATTTCAGGATTGCCCACGGTAAGGAATTCTTATAGTTATCAATTCATCAATGAATCTGGATCTGTTGTTGAATACGGTTTTATTCCTGAAAGCGCAGGTGAGCATGCTACGATATCCTACACATCATCGACTATCACCGGATTTAGGATTACTGTATTCTCAAATAAATCGGGAGAGACAAACAACCTCAATTCAATTCAGGTTGAATTTGGAGACACCAAAACAGCTTATTCGCAATATAAAGCCAGTGCTACTTCACTGTATGACCTTGAAATACAATCCACTTACGCCAAAAAAGTGGCTACTGAACCTGTATTCAACAATGATATTACTTCAAAGGCTTATGTAGACATTACGATGCAGGGTGTTGTTGGATATGACCTATTTAGGGATTCAGCATTCCTGTTCGACCTAAATAATTCGGAGTACGAGTTCATTTATTCGCAGGGCACACCGACCACATCATCCATTGGCTACATCAGACCTATAAGTAAGACCGGGAAGCTGAATAAAATAGGATTCTACATAGGTAGAAATGTAAATACCGCCGGTGTAATCACTGCAACAATTGGCACGGTGCCATCCTTGGGAGCGTTCGGTGTTAATGCGGTTACATTCTTGGGTAGCTTCACCATTCAATCCAGCGAATTGCCGGCATCTGGTGTTGTATTCAAAGAAATATCATTACCAACTTCATTGAATGTAAATTCAGGTCAGAACCTTGTTGTGCTGTTTGATACACCAACAGCAATTCCCGTATTTAAGAATACAGCTTCCTCTCCTTATTCTATCCTTTACAAGACGACGGGGAATCCGAATCAGTGGAGCTACGGCTATAGGAAGTCATCCGGGATATACCTTGCCTATGAGAATGCTGATACCAAGCAGTCGCTTAATGCAATGGTGGACAATAAGGTTACAGACCTACAGGATACATTCAAGGGATTGAAAATAGTTACCATAGGTGATAGCATTACATATCACGCTAATAGTTGGGCGAGGCAGTTATTTTCTAAGTATGGAACGGATTACATAAATCTCGCAATTAGCGGGGCAAAATTTATGGACTATCCCGATACCGTAATAGACCTGAACGATAACATATCATTCGATAGCAGGAACAATACCGCACTAAATCAGCTATTGAGATTGGCAAAAAAATTAACACCTGTGGGTCAACAAATTTCTATAACCAATCCATTCCGAGGAGAAACATTTACAGTTCCTACAGAATTCGGTGTCGGAACGGGGGAGTTTACACAGCCTGACCTTATTGTCGTGGCTATGGGTACAAATGATACAGTATATGCCACCAAGGACGAATTGTTCAATATCCTATCAACTCCTTTAAATGAGTTGGATAGGACAGCTAACATGGTAACCGGAATGAGATTCTTTACTGAATACCTAATGGCTCTATGTCCGAATGCTCAAATTATCTTCTCCACACCTATTCAGGCATCATGGATGGGAAACAGAAGATACGAGGTAACAAGACACAAACGGGATAGGATTGTCGAGAATTGCGGTTACTATTCCATTCCGGTAATTGATTCATTCAATGAGAGTGGTATTTCCGAAAAATTTGAAGTTCAAAGCTCACAGGGAAGGTATTTGTCCGACGGACTTCACCCGGACGCAAACGGCAAGAAGCTAATGGCGGATTTCTTGGGAAAAAGGATCAAGAATATATTGTTCAATTAACCAAACCAAAGCCCCTATCTCGGTAGGGGCATAACATAGGGAAGAATGAGTAAGGAGAGGATCAAGGAGATACAGCGATTGGTAGGCGCCAATCCTGACGGAGTGATAGGTAATGAGACCCTGACCAAGTTTCAGTGTAAATACGGAATTCCAAGCAAGGCGATGGTAGCACACTTCTTCGGTAACCTTGACCATGAGAGCGGAGGGTTCAGTATCGTGGAAGAAAGCGGAATGTATTCAGCGCAAAGGTTGCTGCAGATATTTCCCAAGTATTTCACATCGACTGCCATGGCAAAGCAGTACCAGTATAAGCCGGAAGCGATATTCAATATTACCTACGGTGGACGGATGGGGAATAATTCCCCGGGTGATGGGTATAAGTACCGTGGACGTGGATATATGCAGACTACCGGAAAGTACAGTTACGATCGTTTGGGCAAGTATTTGGGTGTGGACCTATTGCGAAATCCCGATTTGGTGGCAAGTAAATACCCGCTTGAAAGTGCGCTGTTTTACTTTACCGACAATAAGTTGTGGGGACTTGTGTCGGATGTAAGCGAGGATAGCATCAAACTGATCCGTAAGCGTGTAAACGGTGGCTACAACGGTCTTGATGATGTCCGGAGCAAGGTTAAGAAGTATTATAATTTGATGAAGTAAGGGGATGAACGAGCAAAAGCAAGATATGATTGATCGAAAGGTCGATGGAGTGGTAAAAATATTTGGTTTGGCCAGACAGGAAATTCTTGCTTTAGTGGCAGTGTTTTTCATGGGAACTACCGGATGGCTATTATACCTGTATATTTCAACCTACAAGGACCTTAATAATAGGATAGTTGAAGAAGTCCGCAAACAGGTGCCTACAGAAGTGAGTGAGCGCGTAAATGAGCAAGTTCCTGCGGTTGTTGACAGCAAACTTGAAGGCGTTAAAGAGGGGGTTGATAAAGCCCTAAATAAAGTGGACACCATCGTTCAAAGGATCGGAGGTAAATAATGAAAAAGGCAATAGTTCTATTGATGTTGCTATTGTGGGTAATCGTAACATCGTCAAGTCAAAACAAGCCGGTAGAGCGCATTGAACGTGCGCCATTGGTAAAGTCATTGGATAGTTTGAATAGTTCATTAAACAAGCTAAAATTAGCATTAGATGAGAGGGATTAA